CAAGCCCAGCAAGGTCGTCACGATGCCGATACGCCCGCCCAAGAAGCCCAGCGCGCGGGTAGCCAGTGCAGCCGATGCGCCGCCTGCGGTGTTGGCTGCGGTCAGCCCGGCCTGTGCGGCGGTTTGCGCGAGGGTGGCGGCGGTGATCTGAGCGGACACGCGGGCCTGCTGTTGTCCCAGCAGCGCCAGTTCGGCCATGGATGCGCTTCGGGCGCGCTGCGCTGCGAGCAATGCCACTTCGCCCTGCGCCAGTGCCGTCAGTGCGAAACTTTGCGCCCCCGCTGCCCGCGCGGCTGCGATCTGCGCGGTGGCCTGGGCTGCTGTGGCGTTGGCCGATGCGAGGCTGGCAATCGCCTCTTGGCGGGAGGCCACAATCACGGCCTGGGTGACGCCCAGCCGCGCGGTGGTGGCTGCGGTGCTGGCGATCTCGGCTTGGGCGGCGGCAATGGTGGCTGCCCGCTGCACTCCCAGCGCGTTCGCGGCAGCAAGTGCACCGGCTGCACTTTGGTAGCTCGCAAGTCCGATGGCGCCAATGGCCGATGTGACTTTGGCCAGCGCCAAACCGACGCCCACGGCGGCGAGCGTGTTGAGGTTTTCAGCGAGCGCGATGATGCTGCTGGTGATCGCCTTGATCGCGCCGCTGCTGTTGGCGCTGGTGCCGACGAACTGCAACAACTCGTTGTTGAAAACCGTGAAGGCCCCGCTGATGGTGGTAACTTCTTTGGCTTCCTCGGTCAGCTCTGCCAGGGCTTTTGGCAGCGCCTGGGCCAGCACGGCAGACGTGATAAGTCCAGCCGACGCCATTTCTTTGAGCGCGCCGATGGGAACACCCATGCCCTCTGCCAGCGCCTTCATAAGGCGCGGTGACGCCTCGTTGACGGCGTTGAATTCTTCGCCCCGCAAGGTGCCCGAGGCGAACGCCTGGGACAGTTGCAGGATGGTGGACGACGCTTCGACGGCGGTCGAGCCACTGACAGCCAAGCTCAGTGCGACGCTGCGCACGATGTCGCCAACCTGTTTTTGCGACACGCCCAGCTCGCGGGTGGAGTTAGCCACGCGGGCGTACAGCACGCCCACAGATCCGATGCTTTGTTGGGCCTCGGTCGAGATGGCGCGCACGCTGGCGAGCGATGTGGCGTATTCGTTTGTGCTGTTGGCAGCTAGGCGAAGTTGTGCGGTAAATTTGGTGTATTGGTCGGTCAGCTGGATCAGCTGCCCCACCCCGTAGGTTGCGGCCAAGACGCGCAGGGCGTTGCCCATCTCGTTTGCTGCGCCGGCTGCGCGGGTCATGGCGGCGCTGTTGACGGCGGTGCCTTGTGCGGCCCGAGCGGCGCCCGATGCTTGGGAGGCTTGGGCGGCTTCGACTTCGCGCAGACGGCGCAAGTACGGGCCGAACTGCGTCGGGTCGAGGCCTTGCGCGGCAATCTTGATTTCAAACTTCTGGCTTGCAGTTTTTCCGAGCTGCTGAATCTGCGTGGTGGTGCGCGATATTTCGTCGCGAATGCGCGACTGGGACCGCGTGAGCTGCGCCGCGCTTTGGTTTGCACCCGCGCCGATGCTGTTGATCGAGCGGCCCGTGCGCCCGGCAGACTCGCCAATATCTCGGGACATCCGCTCGGCAGCGCCGCCCAGGCGCCGGAACTCGCCCTCGGCTTGGCTTGCGTCCACCCGCACGCTGCCTGTGATGTTCAGATCTGCCATTTATCGGTCCCAGAAAAAAGAAAAGCCACCCGAAGGTGGCCTGTTTGGTGCGAAGCGGTTTAGAAAAGCGCGGCGCTTATCTTGGTAAACGTCTTGGAATCGGTGGTGGCGAGAAACTTGCGCTCGTCTTTGTGAACGCCAACGAAAGTCACATCCTTGCCGCGCCCGCCTGCCAGCAAGCCCGCAAGCAAGCCGACCGGACCCAGCAGCACGGCGCCAGCAACGCCCCATCCAACCGTGCCGCCGACCCGCTTCACTGCGTCTTCACTGGCGAGCTCAACGCTTGCCAAGTCGGAAAAAAGAACAGTTTTCCCAAGCGAAAACCCGTCTCCGCCCTGCCAGGGAAAGATCAAGACGCTGCCCGATGCCGTTCCTTTGCCTTTGCCAAAATCGCCTGCGTGAACCTGAAATACCGACATCACAAACCTCCGTTTTGTTGAGGTTCGCATCGTAGCGTGTCCCGTTACTTTTTGTTGATCTCGACCAGGGCCGCGCGCTCCATGATCTCCAGCTCAGTCAAAAGCCCATCCCACACCAGCGCATCCAGCCCAAGCCGGTCCATCAGCGGGTAAACCGCCTCCCACCGGATGCCGGTCACGCCGCCCATGCTGCTGTGCACCCAGCGGGTGCCGATGCGCTGCATCAGTTGCGCGGCTTGCACGTGCTCGGGCCACACCTCTACAGACTCGCTGGCGTAGTCGTCTTCGCAAAGGCCAAAGGCGGTCAGCTCACTTTTGCTTGGCGGCGCGGCAAAAAGCGCACCGCCAATCGCTGTCAGTTTCCCAGCTTGGCCGCGCTCAGCTCGTTGATGTAGGTCTCGAAAATCACCTTCGCCGCGCCGATGTACTGGTCAATCAACCGGCCCACGTTGTCGGCGTTGAACGGGTCGTCCAGGTCCCAGCCGCTGGCAATTTCCATGATGGCATCGGCGTCTTCCTTGTCGCTCAGGGTTTCGAGCCATGCCTTGAACTTGTCCTTGGTCATGCCATTGAACTTGAATTCAACCGGGGCGGCTTTTGCGCCAGGCACCGGGATCTTCACCATTGATTTGAAAGTGGGCGATGCGGTGAGCGTGAGTTTTGCCATGATGTTTTCTTTCGCAGGGTTTGAAAATGCCCATACCCAGCCCGCGCTCCCTGCGAAAGGAGACACGAGCCGGGCGGTGCTGGGTTGGCTTGCGCCAGAAACGAAAACCCCGCCGTGATTGCTCAGGGCGGGGTTGTTGAGGGCTTAGACCGACCGGTATCGGACTGGCAGTCCCTGCAACGAGAACGAGCAGGAAACCGCCATGACGCTGCCCTTGGTGAGGGATGGCGTCTCATTCAGGCTGAAAATGCCGTTGTAGAGAATGATGTCGCCGTTTCGCAATTGCAAGCGCAGTGCGCGGTTGCTGCGCGCTGCGCTTGCGGCCTTCAGGGCAACGTAGCCGGGCAGGGTTGTGTCATCGGCAATCGACATGGTGATCGACTGCGCGCTGGTGATCGAAGGCAGCTGACGCTCGAAATCTTCTTCCAGGAAGGAAAAGGTCGCAAACTGCTGATCGCCACCACTGGTTGAGAACTCCAGAATCTGGCTGATCTGGGTAAATCCGGTGATGGCGCGCGCAGTACCACCGCCAGAACCGGGTGTGTAAAACTGCGTGTTGGTGGCGTCAACGCCTTCCATCGCAAATGTGCCAGCCGCGGTCGCTGCCACACGGATGATGGCGTCGTTGATGCGGTTCCAGCCGCTTTTGACTTCCAGCAGCGTGCCGTTGACGTAGCCGTGCGACGCCGAACTGGCAATCGCCGGGTTGGCGTTGGTCACAGACGTGATGGTTTTTGAGCTGGCTTCGTAAGTGGTCGCGATCGAGAGGGTCGCGCCGTCTGGGAGGGTTGCTGCCATGGTGGTGGCCTTTCAGGTTGGTGGGTTTGCCCGCAAGGGCTGGAAACGAAAAACCCCGCTGCCATTGCTGAGAGCGGGTTGCTGTGAGCCCGAGCGGGCACAAAAAAAGCCGCGTATGAGGCGGCTTCGGTTGTTGGGGTTAAGTCCTAAAACTCAGTAGTTAAATTTACTTTCTGTCCCAGCACAAATGCTTTGCGTGCTGCGGATAGTTTTGCTTTGTGCTCGTCTGAAAAAACCGCCCCCTTTCGGGAGTTTGAAATTTTTTTCTTTTGATCATCTGACAACGGCTTCCAGACTCTATGTTTAGCGGCCTCAACCATCTTTGCTTTGGTCTCTTCACTGAATACCCGGCCCTTAAACTTATCTGACATTTTTTGACGGTACTCTTTACTTCTTGGCTTTTTGCATGCGGCTTGCGAATCAGCAACTTTCACCCTGAATTCCTCAGACTGCCATAGTTGTTTTGCCGCACTACTCTTGATGGCCTTTGCGTGGTCTGTATTCGCAGCCTTCTTCATGCCATACATTCGGCGGGCTCTACTTTCGGGGTCTGCCCAAGAGGCTAACTGGCCCTCGCTAAGCTTTTTTAAAAACTCAGGATCTTCAAAATTCTTTCGCATGGATTCTTTGATTTGGGCTTTCAAAGAATCCGGAAGCTTACCTCTGGACCCACCAGTTTTAATATTGTATCCGTATGGGGTTAAAGACTTATGCTCGGTGATGAATTTGATCTCTATTAGGTCTAATTCATCTTTACTCATGGCCAAAGCAACAACCTCAAGTGTAAAGTTATTACGTCCGTAGAGGGCAATTGCTGCGCCAAGTGCTTTGCACGAAACTCTTTTGGGGTTGCAGTGGGTCGACCACCGGATAGAAATCCGCTGAGTAGTTTGCCCAACGTACTTTTTCCCGTTTACTTTATTGGTTACCAAGTAAACGCGTCCGTAAATGCTAGAATTATCATCAGCCATACCGTTCCTTTTTAACGTATTTGGTTAGAAGTGCCTTTGGATTGCCGTCCTTAGGCGCTTCGTCATTTTACTACATTATCTAGGCGCGTATATAGAAAACCGTTGCAGACAACCATAGAGTTTAGTATCTCCTTCATACATAGACACAGACTCTCCGGTTGGTGTGGCGATGAACGCTGTTGATGCGCGCATCAAATCCTCTATTTGCCGAATCAAGCTCAGCGAATCCAGCCGACCCACAGACCAGACGTTAATTTGAAGTAACACATGGCGCTTGTCGGCGGCGGTGTTGTCGAGGTAGCCCAGCGACTCGCCACCCAGCGCTTGCCACGTCACCCAGGGCGCTGCGGTGTTGTTCGGCGCGACATCGGGGAACACGCGCGGGCACGCGGTCAGCAGCAGGGCTTGCAGGGCGGCTTCCATCATCGGTTTACCTCGCTGATGAATCTGGCCTTGATCGCGTCGCGCACCGACTTACGGGTTTCTGCGACCGATCGGGCAATGAAGGACTTCGCACCGCGTTTGCTGTTGCCGAATTCGTAGGCGAAGCCGTAGGGCGCTTTTGTTTTGTTCCAACTCACTTCATAGGTGGACACGTCGCGGAATGACTTGTCGCGGCTGAATACCTGATAGATGCTGTCGCGCAGGTTGCCCGGTTGGAATGGCCCGTACTTTCTGCCCTCGATGTGAAAGTAATGCGCTTTCTCGGACACAGGCGCATTGGCGCGCGCGCGGTCATAGATCAGTTGCACACCGGCCTGCGCGGCTGGGCGCGTGGCGGCGTGCATCTTGTCGGCGGTGGCCTGCAATTGCTCTTGCAACTGCTTTGTGTTGAAGTTGATTTTCAGGCTCACGCGGTCACCTCGCACACCAAGTCTGTGAATTCGCGGCGCGCCATATCGGGCAACACGGCCTTGATTTCGTAAACCACGCCACCGGCCACTACGCGCATTCCGGCGGTGATGCCAGCGAGCTGACGCACGCGCATGGATGCCTGCACCGTGGACACGCTGGCGCCCGCCTTGATGGCCTCTGCGCCGCTGTTGTGCCTTACGTTAGACCACACCGCCGCGAAGTCGCTCCACTGCGTCAGAGGCTGACCAATGGCGTCGGTCGTCGTCGTCTGCTGCTGAATCACGATGGGGGTGGATAGGCGACCGGCTTGCATCACAAACCAAGCCCGGCGCGGTAAGGTTGCAGCAACATGCTGGCGCCGTTGGGTAGCTGCGCCACGCTCAAGCCGACCACCACGTCCTCACGCGCGGCAAACAATGTGCCCAGCGTAAGCAGCACAGCTGCGGCGATTGCCTCGTTCATGAGAATGCCGTCATGGATCTGGCGTACCTCGATCTCGGTACGTCTGAATGCAAGATCAGCCACCCGCAAGGCTTCGGTCAATTCTTTACCCGTCAGCAGCATGGCCGCATCAAACGCTGTGATATAAGCCAGCGCAGCAGATGCAAAGGCCGCAGGCGCAGCAGCCACAGCAGCGGCGAGCGCAGCGCTGTCGGCGTAGACCTTGCGGTCCAGGTGCGACACAGCGGATTGCTCAGCTGCCAGCAGGTACAGGCCAATCAGCGCGTCCTCGCTGTCGTGCGTCACGCGCAAGTGCGCCTTGGCGGTGGTGAGCGTCAGCAGCATTTATTTGCTTTCGGGTGCGGCCTTGTGAGCCTTGTTACTTGGCGGCTTGACTGCCTTTTCTATTGGCACCTCAGCCCATCCTTCGCGCACGGCAACGGCGACCATTTCATCGTCTGTCGAGTCAATGGACTGACCGGCAATGTATTCGGTCAGGTGAATGCCGTTATGCGAGTACGCGAAGTTTTTTAGGGCGGTGATTTTCATAGGTGCCAATAGAAAAGGCCCCGAAGGGCCTTGTTTTAGGTCGCTGCGATTTTCAGCAGCTTGATGGCTTGCGTGTTACGAAGACGACCGCCAACGCGCTTGCGAATGTAGAACTTGACGTAACCGGGCGTGGTAATTTCGTCGCGCGTCATACGCATTCCAACGCGGTCGCAGATCAGATAGCCCTCGCGGAAGTCACCGAAGGCCAGCGGGAAAGTACCAGCTCCCACCACTGGCATATCTTCGGACTCAACGATGCCGTAACCCATGAATGTGGACGGCTGGCCAGCGACTACGGCGGGCTGCCACAGGTAAGCTCCGTTAGAGTCTTTGTACTTGCGCAGCGCGGCCAGAATCAGCTTACTGGTCAACCACACAGCATTGCTGCGGTAGCGCGACCGCAGCCCGTACACCATGTCAATGAATGGATCCAGAGTGGTCGGCATGACAGCGGCCTGCCCGCCCGCGATGTATTGCAGCGTACCGAACGCGCGTGCTGCGTCAGCGGTTACAACCGGGGTCGGGCCAGCCAAAATACCCGTTGGCTTCTTTGTACCGTTGCCGGTCAGGAAGGCCACGCCCTCGCCCTGGAAGATCGCCTCAGTTGCAGACGTAATCAACCAATCTTCGACGTTGAAAAACAGGTCGTCCAGAGATTCCTCGGTGGCTTGCGGCTTGGCGGATGCCATGCCAAAAGTGGGGGCAATTTCCACCAGGTCGGGCGTATTGGTCTGCGCTCGGGTGTCGGTTTCACCGATCCACTCGAAAGCGGCGCCGTTCGCGTCGATCAGCTCTTTGTAATCGGGCGTGCCGACAGTACGGACTGTGGCCAGCGACCGGATCGGGGAAATGTCCACGCCAATTCTGGCGATGGCGCGCTCAATTTCCTCAGGCAGCGCAAAGCCGCCGGATGCGTTTGTGCTGGTGCGTGCGTCAGCAGCGCGGGTCTCCAGTGCGCGGTGGGCAGCACTCAGTTTCTGATGGCGTTCGGCGTCTTGCGGCGCCCGGACCCAGTTGATAAAAGCGCCCTTGTAATCGGCCGCTTCCTTGCTGGTGCTTTCGCCGCTGGATCCAAACACGCCAGGGCGGGCCAGCTTGGTCTCCATCAGTTCCAGCTTGGACTTGACCTCTGCCAGTGCGGTCATGTGGTCGTCCATCTTCGCCAGCTTGGCGTCAAGCTCGGCCGTGCCTTTGCCGGTCTTCACGGCTTCAATGCGCGCGTCGTTGGTTTTCTTGTACTCATCGAAGGCGGTGGCGATCTTGTCGAGGGTATCGGCCACAGACTTTACGCTGGGCTCATCGCGCTTTTCGTAGGCGCGAGCGATGGCAATCTTGCTTTGGAAGGCTGCGAAGTGTGCCGACATAGCGGCCAGGAGAAGGGTTGTTTTCACGGGGGTTTTCCTTACTTGGATGAAAGGGAATTGAGCAGCCGGTCGGCCGCCTTCAATGCCGCAGTCGCCCCAGGAACGTCCCGTTCCTCCAGTGCGATGCGTTTGACTTGAGCCGCGAAGGCCCGAGCCGTTTCTGCCGAAAGCCCTACGTCCCGTAGAGCCCTTTCAACATCTCGAATGCTTTTCATGGCGCCAACATCAGCGCTTTTCACGCCGGTTATGCGTGCTTTTTCATTTGCTGGGAATGTCACCAGGGAGACCTCCCACAACTCGATTTCGGTGAGGGTGCGAACCTCGGTTTTCTGGTCATATGCCCATTGCTTAGACATAAACCCGATGGACAGGCCGTTTAGTGCGCCCATTTTCAGCAGCTCATGGGCCTCTTTGCCGCGCGTGGTGCCAAGCGCCAGCATTCCCTTGATACGAAGACCCTTTTCGTCCTCGATCATCTCCGACCAAACGCCAATCGGCTGGCTGGAGTCGTGCTGCCACAGCATCGCGGGCATGGTCCCTGCGGACTTGTGCGCGGCAAGGCTGTCGACAAACGCGCCCTTGGCAATCACGTCGTCGTAGTTGTCGCGCACGCCGAACACGGAGCCGTAGCCCTCTACGCTGCCGTCGGTTCCGGTCGCGCGGATTTCAAGCGCAAATGACCGCGTTTCGCGCCCGCCTTTGGCGTCTTTGCGTTCAAACTGCTGGTGTTTCATTCGCTGTCCCTTTATTGGTTCCGCTGCTCATATTCAGCGGCGTCAGGTATTCATCGCCACCTAGGCGTGGGTCGCGGCCCTCTTCGTCCCGGTATTCGTTGGGACTCATCAGCCCCATTTCGACCATGGTGCGCGCGTAGACAGCACGGTCTTTGATTGATCCGGCGCGCATGTATCGAGCGTCAAACTCGGCAAACAGCGGCCCCGATCCGTCGAGTAGCATTTCATCAATGCGCTGCGTCCATGCCTTGTGCCACGGCGCCAAGCAGTGGATTAGGTGGGCCGCGAAGAATGCTTCTGAGCTGGCAAAGGTGCTGGTTTTATCGGAGTGGCCGACCATCAGCGGGAAGACCCCGTATCCCCTGCAAATTTCCTCGATCTGTAGGCGCCGGGTTTCAACGTGCTGCGCATCAACGCCGGTCTGTGATATTTGCTGCCACTTTGCGCCCCGGTCCAAAACCAGCGGCGTACCGGTTGCCCCTGCGCCCGTTTTCTTGGCGAGCCACGCAGTCAAGCGTGTGTGCTGCTCTTCGTTGAGTGGGCCGTCTACCGAATAGGTGCCGCTGGGCCGCATCCCGTTCTGGTGCATGGACTGCTGGGTCTTTTCGGTTGCGATGGCTAGGCCAATGGCAGACCGGGCAAGGTTGACGGCATTCAGACTGCCGACCCAATCCCATTGCACGCCGTTCAAAACAAAAACATCATCGGGCGAAAAGTCGCCAATGATGCCGAACTCATCAGAACATCGGTATCGAATTTCGTAGCGGGAAACCTTCCGAACCTCCCACCGTCCCGGCATGACAGGGATCAACTCGCGCACACGCCGGTTGTCGCCGCGCACCTTGATTGATAGAGCGGAGCCGGTAAGTGCCGCGTGAATGGTCATCTGGCGACGCCACTCAAACGATGTTTGCCATTGGTTTGGGCGGCGGGCCAGCAGACGGTACTCTGGGATGTTGTCAGCCTTCTGGCGCGTGCCGTCAGACATCTCTCTGTAAACGTGCAGATTGGGTGTGGCGCAGCCGTCCGCGATCACCTTCACACATGCAAGCACGGTTGAGACTTGTAGCGCCGTCTTGTCGGTGACGGTGACGCCTGCAACCGATCCTCCGCTCACACCGTCAAGCAGGTTTGCCACCTGTTCGTAGGTGAGCTGGGTCGCCTTGCGCCCAAAGAGTCGGTCAAAAAAGCTCAAGTTGTTGCTTCCCAAAAGGATTTTTCTGCTGCGGGGTTCATCGCCATCAAAGTGACGGCGTTGAACAGGGCCATCAGCACGTCAATTTTCGCGCTGCCTGCCGCCTGCTTGGTGATGATTACCGCGTTGCCGCGTGGCTCCACTTTCGCGTTGCCGACACACCACGCCGCAATCGGCTGGCCACCATGCACCAGGATGCCCTCGGCCAGCTTGCGCTCCGCCGTCTTGATGGCGCCGGTCATTTTCCAGCCTTGCGTGACTGCAACCATCTTTTCCTCGGGTATCTCGGCTTCGCTCAGTGCATCCAGGATGCCA